AATGATTTGAATCTTATCTCGGTAACCGTCAAGTAGTTCACGAAGAGCCTTACCTTTCATGTTAGGGTCAAGGATCTTAGCAGCCAGCTCATCACCAGCTTCTAACAACTCTTTCTTATTCATCATCCTACCGTTAGGCAGGACAGCTTCAAAGTTACCGTATTCTTTGATCTTATCATCCAAGAACTTAACAACCTTACGACCTGCCATATCATTAAGGTCCATACTTTTGATGAAGGCATCAGTATGAAACTTAGCAGGACGACCGTAGTAAGTATCAATGTTAGATAGGATACGAGCATTATCTACCATCATCTGTGGGATAGCATCAGGCTTCACAGCATGAGGGATAGTTTCTGAAAGGTCAGAGACTTCACTATGAAGGTTAGGAGAATACCTATCTACATAGTCAATACCACCAAGCTCTTCCAGTTCACGAAGAGCCATCTCATCAATGTGTTGTTGACGATAGTTCTCATCCTTTAGGATGCGATCAATGATTGGGTGAGCTGACCTTGTTTGAGGTGACTTGTTAATGTCCTTAGTGAATGCAGCCTTAGCAGCTTCATCCTTAGGCTTAAACACAACACCAGGATCCATCCCCTTAAGCCCTCTAGCAAAGGCAACGCTACCTTCAATAACAGAAGCGATAAGACCAAGCCCTGCACCTTCAAGGATGTTCTTCTTACGTTTTAGGTCAGGGCTATCTGTATCAAGTGTAGCGAGATCATCAGGCAACCAATCAAAGGTACCAGGGAACTGCTTCTTCAGGTAACCAGATAGGTTATCCTCTTCAGAGTGACTGTTGATAGCATCTACTGCAGTACCAGCAGCCATCTCTACACCAAGGTTTCCGATGATAGAAACAGCTTTAGAGGTATTAGCATATTTAGCCATCTTGGCTACTTGCATAATACCTGCTTTAGTTAAAGAACCTACACCGATAGTAGGGCCAATGAAGGAAACAATAGCTCTAGCAGCCTTACCCCATTGTGTTTTATTTTGAGGACCCCAGTCTTCTGGGATAGCTTCCCATTCTTGACCAACAATCTTACCACCGACTTCTAATACATCATCAGTGAAGTCAACAAGACCACCAACAACTGCAGCACCTACCTCTCCTACTGGATTAGCAGATGCTGCTTCTTCTTTCTGTTTCTGTTGTACAGCAGCTTCAGCTTCTTGCTGAGCTACCATTTCTTGCTGACGTTTACGTTCTTCTTCTTCCGCTGCTGCCAACCGATTAGACTCGTAAGCCTGTTGTTGACTAATAGGATCAATGGAAGCTTCAGTCGTACCAGTCAGCATATTGCCGATTGGATCGTAACCCATTACGCACTTCTACCGTGTAAGAATGTGTACTTTTTACCGTTAGGTAATTGAATAGTTAGTTTATCTCCGTGTTCAGTACTTGCTGAACCAACAACCCTAGCTCCACCTTTAAGGTAGACACGAGACCCAGAAGCTGTTCCATAGTCAATACCGTGTGAACCACGTCTGCGGTGGTTAGCAGCGTCTGCAGTGACGCCTACCCTACTGAGTGGTACTCTTCCATACTGAGGGTCATCAACCTCCACGTAGCGGTCTAGAGAGGTCGCTGAGAAGTCCTTACCATCTGCTTGCTTTACATCAAGGTGAGGGCCAGTAGATGTAGGACCGATGTTACCAGTGACATAAGCAACCCTAGGATTAAGGAATGCAGGGTTCCTCCAAGGACTACCACCAGTGTTGTAGCCATACTTAGCAGCAGCTCTCAGTACCTTAGGTTGATAAGCTCTGTTCTCTGCTGACTTACGAATACCACCAGTTCCTCCATTGTAGGCATAGATGGCTTCTTCAATACTACCTGTAGCTGCAACCAAACCTTTGAGGTGTTTAGCAGCATAGCGGATGCTTTCAGTAGCATTCCAGGTATCAACACCAGGATGATACTTAGGCATGATTTGAGCAATACCTTGTGCTCCTACCTCACTACGTGCTTTAGGATTGAAGTTACTTTCTACTTCAAGTAGACCAGCAAGAATAGCTGGATCAATACCATTGGCAGATGCAGCTTCTAGTACAATCTGACCGTAACCTTTGGGAACACGATCAGGATTGAATGCACCAGTGCTACCATAAGCCCTAGAGACACGATTATAGGAAGGTTTGTAGTGAAGCATCCTGACGAACTCAGGCCTCATCCCTTGGAGTTGAGATTGAAGGCGTGGATTCATCGGTAGCTCACCAAGACCACGAGCCTTAGCTTGCCTATTCAAGACTTCCCAAGGACTAATCGTTCCACCAAATCGATCGGAGATGTAAGTAGCAATAGCAGGGTATTGATAGTTAGGGCTGTTGATGCCTTTAATAGCATCTTTCAGTGTAGCCTCAGGAATCAAAGCGTGGCTATCTAAGGTAGTAACACCTGCAGACAAGATGTTATCAACACTAGCTTTATGCTTCTGCCACCCAGCACCAGTTGCAGTAGGGATGATCTTAGTGAAGCCATCATTAGGGTCAACAACATAAGCACCAACACCAGTTTGACCTGCAGCCAGCTCTTGTTGGAACTTAGCGTAAGCATTAGCAGCTGCCTGCTCAGGTGAAGCACCACCAGCAACAGCTCGCATCATTTCCTGTTGGAACCTACTCTGTGCTCTAGCAACAGCTAGTTCATAACCAGGAGCACTTACGGTGTCAACGGACTCTTGACCTGAATGACGCTTGAGGTCTGATTCAATTTGTTTGGTATATTGCTTAAACTCAGGAGTATCACGCCTGGCCTTATCTTGCTGCTGTGCCATAGGCAAGTAGCTACGACGTACATCAGACGGTACAGCTGGGTCATTAAGAGCAGCCTCAGTCAACATCCCAGCTCGCTCTAATTGATCAAACTGTTGACGGTAGTAGTCTTTAGCTTCTGCATCAGTAGTGCGACCCTTCCAACGTTCACCAAGACGACTATCTACATAGTTGAAGTTATCAGACATGTAGCGTTGAGCTGCTTCAATCTCAGCATCAGATGGTGGGTTCTGTTCCCACATCTCTTGAACCTGATCAAACCATTTCTTACCTTCAAGGGAAGCTGCAGCTTGTTGAGATTCATAATCAGCTACTTCACCTTGAACAGCATTACGACGAGCATTACGGAAGTCATTAGGATATTTCTCTTCCCAAGTCAGTTGACCATCCCAGGAAGTAGAACCTGCAAGAGATTCTAACTCATCAGGATCCATCATCCCTAGAAGTTCATTCCTTGCCTTACGACGATCCATTCCACCACGAACCATCATGTCCATTGCTTTGCTGAAGTTACCAACAGCATCAGCTCCCATAATGGTTTGGGCTTCATCAATCATCTGGCCTTTAATCTCATCCTCTTGCTGCTTCCTCCAGCGATTGAGAATAGCAGAGTCTGCTTCCCTCATCTGTGGGAAGGCATACTTATTGAGGAGAGCTGGGTTCATCCCTGCAAGACCAGATCGTTGCAGGAACTGAGAACGAGCATTAGATAGGTAGACAGCTTTCTGTGATGGGTCTAGGCCAGGTGGCAGGTTAGACAAAGCCTGATCCATCCAAGAGGCGTAGGCTCTACCAGAGTCCTGAGCCATACCCATTGCATAACCATAAGCTTTCCATCCGCTAAGCTCTCTAATCTTCTGGGCTCCCATAAATGGAGCACCAGACATTTGAGCTTGGTCACCGATTACCTGCAGCTGTTCATCATTCTGCTTGAGGTAACCTTCAGCCATATCAAAGGCCATAGCCTCAGCAGGATCAATACCATCAAGGTATGCCTCCATCAGGCCTTCCTGCATATCAGCTTCGCCTTGCCGTTTAGCTTCTTGAGTCAAGACATCAGCAAGGGTGCCTGACATAGCAGCCAGTGCATCTATATCTTGCTTGGCAAACTTGCGTTGGAGTGCATTGACTGCATCAAGGTTAGCTGCCTCCATCTCAAAGTTACGAGCCTGGCCAGCCAACAGTCTGTCTGTGTTCTCCTCAATCAAACGAGTGGGAGAAGCTTGGGTAACAGGAGCAAACCCACGTGACTGAGCCGACCCCTGGAATTGTATTTGCTCTGGAGTCTTCATGTGCCAAAGTAAAGTTTGGAATTAAAGTAGTTGAACCCGTTGGTACCTTTGTCACCGAAATTACTGGATGGGTTAAATCCCTTAGGCATCTTGTAGTCAAATCCAGACGGATTAAAGGCTTTGCTTCCACCCCAATCGTTCTGACCGAATCCTGCAGTTTTACTGAGACCATCTGTGCCCCAGTTACCAGCACTAGGAGCCTTAAGGCTATTGAACGCACCAATGCCACTAGCAATGCCACCAGCAATCCCTGCAGCAAGGCCAAGTCCACTAGGACCAGGAGCCATCACAGGTTGAGGAGGAGGAGTATCAGGAGTAGGTGCAATAGCAACGTTGCTCCAAGCACGGTTGTTAGCACTCTGGAGCTGAAGCCTATAGTCTTCGTTTCGGTTAATCATGGCGTTCCTAGCGGATGCTAGGTTCTCAGCCACAACGGCATTGTTACGACCAAACGCTGCAAGCTGTGCAGTCTCTAGGCGTTTGACTGTCTTACCTGTCCTTTCGGAAGCACCAATGCTGCCTGTGCTTTGGATGAGCTGGGCAAGCATGTCCTGCTTCTGGAATGCTGCCTGTTGGAACATCTCATTCAGACGGTACTGCTCAGCTGCATAGGAACGATCAGCTGCTTCAGCGTTAGCACTGTATTCATTTTGATAATCAACTTTCTTGTTACCCCAAATGCTAAGGGTTTTGTTCCATTCCCCTTCGCGTTTGGCTAGTTGATATTTGTAGTTACGAATAGCTGATTCGTTTTGATAATCGGCTTGGGCTTGGGCATCTTGATGAGCACCTGCAGCCCCTATGATTCCTGATGCAGCACTAGCGATGCCTGCAATGAGTGGGAGACACACGGCAAAATTCTATAAAGGTTAAGTTATTGGGACCATAGGTAAGCTCTCTTAGGAACTTGAATCCAAGGAACCTGAGTAGCTTTAGGTGGATAGTATTCCGCTTATCGACAATGTTCCACAACAGTGGTTCAGGTCTAGATTCGATAAAGCGTTTTGCTTCTCTAGCAAAGGTGTGTGGGAAGTCTTCAATAGCTGGTGTACAAAGCATCCAAACTGAATTGTCTGGGAGCACACCTGCCAGTCCAGCAGTCCTGCCGTCTGGCACTCTGAAAGACACGCAGGAGCCGCTCAGAGACGAGAGAGGGATGGCTATGGTAGGCACCACGCCATGACCCTCTACGACCTCTCTACGGTCATCCTCACGCAAGTTAGAGGCCACCTCATAGGCAACCTCCAACGTACAGGGTTGAATGTATTTAGACACTCTTATAAGATTTAGGTGAAGCAGACCCTTCCCACACTGAACTCAACAGAGTACATGGGGTTGGGTGTGTACTAGTTAGAAGGATGTTGGTGTTGGTATTCTTCTCGTAAACAGACACGATATGAATCACATCCCCAAGAACTTCATGGCGGTTAGCACTGTAGTCGTTGGCAGGACTCTGCTCATAGGTAGAGCGTGTATCTTCCTTACCCTTCCTCTTAACCACAATGTCAAAGTAACCAACACGACCAAAGGCAAACTTGACTCGATGGATGTTGGTGTACATACGAGTGTCGGTGACTGACTTATCGGTATCGTCTTTAGTGTAGTAGTTGTGGGGCAGCTCTACATTCATGGTGTAGAGGTAGCCTAGGGAGACGAGCTCATCCTGCCAGTTACCAGGAACTGTAACCCTCCACTTATCACCCTCTTGTTTAATAGTTGGGTATTCAACCCTACCTTGGTTCTCACCTTGTCCAATACCAAAGACAACAGCATTTGCTCCATACTTGTACTTAACCAAGAACGAGCTGCTACGTGTATCTTTGTCGTAAGAAATAGCTCCAGTAGGAACTGCTGTACGAATGTCTAGGCAAGGTGCATAGGATGGGCTGGCAGTCACTACATCAAAGGAAGACCTAGCAGTGAGCACTGTCTTGGTGAGGTTCAGCTCTCCGTCTGTATTCAAGACTGAGTAGTACACATCTTTATCCACAGCATGGTGAACAAGATCACCAGGATAGGACCACTGGAACCAAGCACTCTGTACACGCTTCTGTCCATCGTTGAAGTAACGATAGACCGTAGCATCTTTGGTACCTTTGATTCCAAACACTACAAGAGTATTATCCTTAGAGTCAGCAATGGTGTTGATGTTTGAGGACAGTAGCTCCTGAACAATCTTGGACTGTTCAATAATTTCAGGGCTAGTTCCCAACTGAAGGTTAGTCATCTCCCACATCCTGGCGTACTTACCAGCTGGACCAACAAAGCCGATGGTGGAGCCCATCTCAAAGGCTTCCAGATCTTCTCTACAGGAGTAGGTACTGAGGATGTCAATCTTGGCAGTGTTAGGTGACAGCAAGTCCTGACTGGTAGACAGTATGAACTGCTTATCTCTGCTGAACAACACAAGACCAGGGACCATCGGCACTGCATCATGTAGAACACACGGTGTAGTGGAAGATGCTGCTAGGTCAATCGGATCAGAATCACTGACAGTAATAGCCGTCTTAACAAAGAAGTTGAAGAAGTCACCAGCCTTACTGAGGATGACATTCTCATCACTCAGAACTCCTAACCTATTGCGGTAGAAGAACATCTTATTGATCTGCTTACCAACAAAGCTAGGAGCAGGGTTGGTTAACTTGTCACCAACAAGCCTATTCTCCCACTCAACTGGTGAGAGCATAAATGTACCATCAGGCATCCTGACGATCTGGTGAGGCATGGTGGTGTAGTTCAGGTTGATGGGAATGTTGGGAGCAACTGTCTCTTCCCATGCACCTGCACCATCAACACCCTCTTTGGTACCAATAAACCTCACATAGTAGTCATCTTCAAACTCACCAGTGTTGAGGATCTTGACGATATAGCCATCCTTACACTGTAAAGGAAGCTTGGAGATGTTATTGACTTTGTTAGTGAAGATCTCAATAGCAGACTCAGCTCTACCACCAGAGGTGTAGGCGGAGAACTCTTCCTTGCCTTTGATGTAAAGACCGTTACCGATGATCTGTGCAGACCATCCAGATACCTTCTCAATCTCTGACTTGAAATGTTGGAGGATAGCCTCTGGCTTGATTAGACCTGTGGCCTGATCCTTTGGAGAAAGATACGGAGAGATAGGTACGACTGCATCATATGTGTACTTAAGACCGTGGGAGTCAACCCTGACTGTGTAGTCCTTACCACCCATATTTACGGTCCAGGTGTCACCAGTTATCCAGCCCTCACCACCATTAATCAGAGTGATGTAGGTGTTGTATTGACAGTCATAGTCGTAGTTACCGTTGGCGATTGGATAGCCTCGGGTCTCTAACTGGTAACGCAGGTTGAGCTTTGCACCATCACTGCGATCAAAGGTTTGAGTTTTAGTCAGAGGACAGTTACCATCCCCATCCCTAAACTCAGAAGGACTAACGACAAGCGACTTGGCGTAGGTCTTTACAACGTTGGCAGGTGCCCCAGGCTTGGTAAGCGTCAGGTTGTACTCAGTGTTGTACTCAAGAGCCTTGATAGTCAGGAAGGCTTCATGGGGCCTAGCAGTGGATTTATCAGTACCCATGGTGACAGTTACTTTGTTGTTGATAACAAAGGTGTAGTCGTTGAGTGTTACCGTGGAAATATCAGAAGATGCTGCATTAGCCAGGTAGGGTACAACAATGTCAAGTGACAGCTGACCTGGGGTTAGTGCACGAGAGCGACTATGAGGCTGTACGTTACACTTAGCAGATTCATTTTCGTAGTCAGTACGCTTAAAGCCAGTAGTGGCTTCAGCGATTTCTAGTGCTGCATAGGCAGCGTCTGATTTGTTCTTAGCATCCTGGATCTCTGCATCGGTGTAGGAACCAGCCAGGATATAGTACCCACGACCATCAGCACACGGAGCAGACCAGTGATCTGTACCACCCCAGCTGAACATACCATGATGACCCCTATCCTCTGCCATCCGAAGATGATTGGATGGAAGAGAGCCGACAACACCTAAGTACCTGTGGGTGTGGCAGCGTACAGCGTGAGCTGAGCTATGAGTAGGTGCTCTGTACTCTTCTCTTTTTGGGTCAGCTTTCCTAGTGTTATAGGTTTCCAGTGCCTGCTCGTATGCAAGGCGCTTCTTACTCTCATCTTCCTTAGCGGCAATCCAAGAGTCAAGTGTTTCAGTTAACTTATCAAGGTTGCAGGTATTGGGTAATGTACTACCACCACCACTGCCACCACCACCACCAGGAGAAGATGGCTCATCATCTTGTGGAGGAGGTAGACCAACACCACCATCTTCTGGGTTCTCTAGGTCTGGGGTACTGTTGTAGCGAACAACCCTAGGCAGACCATCAATTAATGACCAGATCTTCAGGACACCAGCATTGATCTGTGCAATATAAGCCTCATTGGCGTCACGAAACATCGTGAACCACTTACCATCAGGTGTAGTGTTTAGCTTTGAGATAAGCTCAGAACCAGGACGCTTGAGGAGACCCTCAGTGATGTCAGGCAATCCATTCAGAAGATTCCTTACCTGTCCTGGACGCTTGAGGTGATCAGGTTGTTGTGAGATACCAGAGATATAAGATGAGATCTTCTGAGAGATGTTTGCCATTATCGGATCAATGCTTGATAAGGTCGATAGTTTTTACCAGCAGTACCACGAGGGTAGCCAAGGTAGTTGTAATCACCTTGGTTGCATTCGTACTCCATGCAGGTAGCACGGGCCACCATCTCTTGGTCAGACAGTAGCTGGAAGAGTTGGGGGTCAGACATGAGCTTGGCTACGGTTAGCTTGGCAGCTCGGAAGGTGATGTATTGCTTGAACGGGTGAGGGAGATCTTCAAAGGGAAACTTCCAGACAACATCTAGATGCACCTTTTCTGTGAACTCATAGGTGTGAGCCAGCTTGTCATAGAGTTTTCCTTGACGCTTGATCACATCCTTCCACGGACCCTCGGTATCAGACAGGTCCCACTGAAGGACATTCTGAGGGAAGAGAATTTCATTGTTGCTGTTAGGCAAAAGAGGATAACGGTATTCAGTATTGAACACCCATCCCTCAGCCTGACATTGATTGCTGACTTCCTGAAGGGTGCGATAGATCATCGCCACTTCTGGGTTGTTGAAATCAAGTACAGTTACAGGGGTCTGACCAATAGAACCGAGGATCGAGTTAACGGCACTCAACTCGGTCTCTGTATCGTAAGTAGTTGGAAACATAGAATGAGAACCGTTCTCAGTAAAGGTTAAAAAAAAGGGACCCCCGAAGGAGTCCCCGATAACTACCGTCCTCAGGGGATGGCAGGAAGGTTGCACTCAACACCACCCGAATAGTTGCGGATGCCTTGAGAGACAGACACTACCTTAGAGGCAGCGATAGGCGTGCCACCAAAGGCACGTTGGGTACGAGCAACAGAAGCTCGGGTTGCAGTAGCACACACACCGCTAGGAGCGGCGGGAGTACCCTTCTCAACAGAAGCGTTAGCGGCCATAGTTATTCTCAGTAGTTAGATGAACGAGGATCGTAGGTTTCACTCTTGATGGTAGAAACAACCTTGCCATTACGACGAGGAACAGTTACTTCCACAACAGTGTGACCAGTTACAGTAGGGAGCGTAGTAGTGCTAACACCACCACCTCCACCGCCACCAGAAGCCATGATTACTTACCTCAGACAGCCTGCAGCTCAATAGCAGCAGCAGGGTTCAGGGTGCCCACACCCATAGCAAGACGACCCACGATGATATCGCCTTGGTACATCACGGACACATCACCAGAGGTGGTCTGCACTTGAGGACCAATAGCTTCCACCACAGCAGCTGCATCTTTGTAGTAGATGAGACCGCAGTGCTTGGAGAAGTCACCGCCGTAATCGTTGTTCTCGCCATCCACACGAGCCACAGTACCAGCCATAAAGGGCAGGTTGTTGGAACGACGGATGGAGATACCAGCGATCTCATAGAGACCTTCACCGCTGTTCAGGTTACCTTGGCTGGAGCCAAAGTCACGGT